ATTTGGCAGATCGGCTCGCGCCACTTACGCCGCAGGGTCTGGACAAGGCGATAAAATCTTTGCCGAAACAGGCTCAAGGTATCGTCACGGCCATGCAACAGCAACTCCAGCACGCGCAGCAGGAGATTCAAGGGCTGCAGCAGGAACTGAAACTCAAGACCGCCATCGAGGATAAGTGGGTCGCGCTGGAGAAGTACAAGGTGGACCAGCAGACGAGCGTCAAGGCCAATGATGCGGCGTTGAAGTCGCATACGGAGTTGACCGGCATTCATACGGATGCTCAGACGCGCATGGCGGTGGCGGAGATCGGCGTCACCGGCAAGATCATTGATTCGCACGTGCAGGGTGCGCATGCACGCGAGGCGGCAGAAGTCGCTGCTGAGCATGCGGCTGAGAAGGCCGAGAAGAAGACTAAATGAGCGATCCAGAGCAGGATTTTCGAGAAGAAATGCGCCTGTTCATTCAATCTTTGGATGCAAAGGGTTATGGACCGGCTATTAGAGATTACTTCATGAAACATCCGAGATTTGATGAAGTGCCCCGAGATGACGTTATCGAGGCTGTGCAGCAATTTACTCATGCAATGAGCGAAGAAGAAGAGTGGGTGAGCGGGGAAGACGACGATTTCAAGCCCTGATTTGGATCTTGGCGACAATCATCTCCTCCAGTTCACTGCGTGGAAACCGGATCGCGATCCGAATCCTCAGTATTCTGGATTACCAGATCTGGAGAAATACGGCGCAATCATTCGGCACTTGACTCCAAAAGGCGAGCCGCACCAAGGCCATATCACATTCGACTCAGAAGTATCTCGACACTTCGCTGATCGGCCCGCGTGGAAAGTTGAGAGTTGGGAGCCGCTTACAATTTCGCCAAGCGTCGCATGCGGTTGCGGCGATCACGGGTTCATTCGGAATGGTAAATGGGTGCGCGCGTGAGCGCCACAGACACGATTAATTTGCAGCCTTCGGGCTGAGAACGGGAGATTTTCTTGGGAAAAGTTATAACGGCGGCAGGATTACAAGACTTCATCGAAACCGGCACCGTCACGCAGGTCAAAAACCACGTGAAGGGCGACAAGTCGCTGCCGGGCGCGACGCCGGTCGAGACCACCGCAGTTGTCGCTCCGCCGCCAACGCCTCCGCCAGCCACGCAGGCCGGCGAGCAGGTTGCGCAAGCGCCTCCCGAGGCCCCTCCGGCGTCCACTGAGGCCATTGCAGCGCCTGTTACTGCAGACGCGCCCGCAGACCCGGACGACCTGCCCGACCCGTACCACGGCATCTCAGAGTCCGACAAAGAGTGGATTCTGACCGCGCCCGATGAGACCGAGCGCGTGCGGCGGCTGGTCGGCAAGCGCCACAAGATCGCCAAGCAGGAAGAGGCGCTACGCAAGACCGCCGAAGAAGAGGCGCGCGACGCCGAGAGCTTCGCGAAGGGTCAGTACGAGCGCGCCCGACTGGCCGAGCAGCGCGCCGCGGATCTGGAGCGCGAGCTCACGGCCGCCAAAGAGGCGCGCGCCGCCGATGCCGCGAAGGCTGCGGCCGCCGCGCCACCGCCACCGGAACCGACCAAAGCCGATTTCACCAACGCGGAGGGCGTCGTCGACTGGGACGGCTACACCGCTGCGGTCCGAAAGTACGCCGCCGATCAGGCCGTCTCGAAAGAGCGGGCCGACCAGGCGACGCAGATCCAAGCCCAGGAGCGGGCTCGAATTGAGGGCGAATTCAAGGCCCGACTCGATAAAGCTCAGACCAAATACCCGGACTTCCTGGAAGTCGTCGGGGCGACCGATGTGTTGGTTCAGGATGCGGTGCTCCAGTTCATCACCGAGAGCGAATACGGGGCTGACATTACCTATCATTTGGCAAGTCACCCAGATCTCACCGATAAGATCCGAAAACTCTCGCCCGCCAAGGCCGTGGCCGAAGTGGGCAAGCTCGAGTTGTCTTTCGAGAAGCCCGCGCAGGTCACACCGGCACCGCCGGCTCCTGTTCCGGCTCCCGCAGCTCCGGTTGTCGCGCCTGCGCCCGTCGCGGTCGTGCCTCCTGTGGTTGCACCGAAAGCGCCCGAGCGTGGTGGAGCGCCTCCGCCTATCACGCCGATTTCCGCCCAAGGCTCCGGGACCGTAGTGACTGATCCAGCGAAGATGGATTTCAAGCAACTGCGGGCCCATCACCGCGAAAAGCAGAGGTCGAAGCAAAGGTAGGTTGGTTCGCTCCTGATGAAACAAACATTTAGGAGCATTTTACTTGGTCCAACAGTTGCTCACGATTTCCTACATTACCAATGAAGCATTGGTAGTGTTGGAGAACGAACTCGTGATCGCCAATCGTGTCGATCGTCAGTAAACTGAATGCTGACGTTAAACGCTGTGAATTCGGTGAAAATCTAAGGGCGAAAGTCTACGGCAACGCCGAGCTAAATCGGGTTATTCCCGTAAATTGTGTAACGACTAGTTCGAAAGAACGTAGAGCCAAGCGGCTCGAAGCGCAGCGGCCTCAACGGTGAGGCAAGACATAGTCTGATCTGCATGGAAACATGCAGCAGTCGCATGAAGCGACGGATTTCTCCGTAGCGCGAGAAATTGAACATTTGATTCAAACGAGTTCGCCCAGACCGGCGCCAAGATCGGTTAACTGTTAGCCGATGTAAAACCTATCTAATTGCTGGAAACTCTTGATCGCCTGACGTACCGCAAGGTGACAATCGTCAGGATTAGACAATCAGCAGCGAAGCCATCGCAAGATGGAACGTTCAACGATCATTCCGAAAGGAAGTAGGCCAAGGGGCCGAAACGGTAGGTACCCGAAAGGGTAAAGATATGATCTGATCTGCAGGGAGACCTGTAGCAGTCGCAAGACTGGCCCAACGGGAGTTGGGTTAACATGAATGAACACGGTCAACGTCCGCCGCCCCCCACGCTACATCGGAACCTACGGTCCGCCTCTGAACGTGGAAGACACGTTCGAGCAGTATGTTCCGGTGGTGCTCAACTATCAGTTCCACGTCGATGTGCAGTTCACGACGCAGGACCTGGCGCTGTCGATGGACATGTTCAAGCAGCGCATTCTGAAACCTAAGTAGCGACCGTCGCGAACCGGGTTGACTCTGATACGGCTCAGTTCTGCACGCTCAATACGGCGAATTCTTTGGGTACTCCGGGCCTTCAGCCGGCGTCCTACAAGATCTTCTCCGATGCGCGCGCCGTGCTGGCGTCCGAGGCGTGTCCTGCCGAGGGCGAGAAGAACTGCGTGCTCGATCCGATCTCGATGTCCGCCGCGACCGATGCGATCAAGGGGTTGTTCAATCCCCAGGCTCGGATCTCGGAATTCAACGAGCGCGGCATGGTGGCCAAGCAGTTCGCAGGCTTGGACTGGTGGGAAGACCAGAACATCATGTCGTTCACGACCGGTGCTCAGGGCGGTACGCCCACGGTATCGGCCACTCCGACCGGTACGGCATTGCTCACCAGCGGATGGTCGGCGAGCGGGACGATTCTCACCACCGGATGGACGGCCTCGACCGGCGTCGTGAAGGTTGGGGACATCATCCAGTTCTCGGGCATCTATCCGGTGAATCCGCAGAGCCGTCAGCAGTATGGACGCACGCTGAAGCAGTTTGTGGTGTTGCCGCCCGGTGGCTTCATCACGCCGCCCAACGGGGCTGCGACGACCGGCATCTACTACGGACCGGCCTCACTCACGAACGGTACGTTCAACCCGCTCACCGGTGTGTATACCAGTGACAGCTCGACCAACCTGCAGCTCACGATTGGCGACGCGATCATCAGCGCCGGCCAGTTTCAGAACTGCACCGCGGCTCCGACTGGCACCGGCACGACCATCACGGTGAATGGTGGAACGGCGTACGCGAGCACGGCGACTCCGCAGGGGTTGGTGTTCCACAAGTATGCGTTCGCGTTGGCCTTCGCGGATCTGCCATTGCCCCGGGGCGTGGAGTTCGCGGCGCGGGCTTACGATGACGAGGATGTGGGGATGTCGATCCGGATGGTGACTCAGTTCACTATCAATAACGACAGCGAACCAACTCGGTTAATGTTGCATTGAGCCGAGTTTTTAAACCCGTTTAATTGCTGGAAAGTCCTTAGAGCCCACGGTACCTGAGAAGGTAACAATCCTTGGGATTGGACAATCAGCAGCGAAGTTTGATGTGGATCGGCATAGGCAAGAGTAGTACTCTTGACGGCATGCCGTCAAAAAAGTGGTATACCCAGAATAGACCCAAGGTTCTGGAGCAGATGAAAGCCCGTTACAAGCGAGCGAAATCCGATGTGTTAGACCACTACGGAAGAGTTTGCGCATGTTGCGGAGAATCTGAGCCTCTGTTTTTGACGGTTGATCACATAAATAATGATGGGCATCTGCAAAGGAAAACCCCTGGCAGAACATCGCACCATAATATTTATGGATGGTTAAAGTACCGAGGATTCCCGGAGGGATTCCAAATTCTGTGTATGAACTGCAATCAGGGAAAACACAGGAATGGCGGTATCTGCCCACATCAAGAACGTTCAACGATCATCGAAAGCGCGTCTGAGACGCAGCAAGTAGAGTAGGACCAACTGGTCCGAAACGGCGGGGGCCCGAAAGGGCCAAGATATGATCTGATCTCCGGCGAAATCCGGAGCACC